CGTTATCATCAACAAAATCAATGCGGCCATCTGTATCTTGATCTGTTAGTTTTTTTCGACGTGTATAGTATAGCATAAATGCAGGCTCAATACCGGAAGTTGTTTGTGTTAGGGTTGAAACAGAACCAGCAGGTGCTGTAGTAGTTAGGGCAATATTTCTTCTTCCATGCTTCTTACTCATATCAAGTATTTCTGGATCTTCTTCCCAGATTCTTTCAAGAAATTGATTTCCTATTTCTTTGTTGTGATCGTGAATAGGGAAGGCACCTCTATCTCTTGCCATTTCGCAAGAAGCCCTATATGAGCTAGTTGAGAGACATTTATAGAATAATTCAACAACAATAATTGATTTTTTGGAACCATATCTTATTCCTAAAGCAGCAAGCGAATCTCCAACTGCAGTAACACCTAGACCTGTTCTTCTGCCAAGTGTGGCTTGATTTTTTATATTTATCCACATATCTTTTTCAATTTGCTTAACAGATGCAGGCTCAGGATCACTTTCAATTTTTTCAAGTATCTTTTCAATTTGCTCAATCTCTAGATCAATCATATCATCCATGAGATATTGGGCTTTTTGGACAACTTCTGACATTTTCTCATAGTCAAATTTTGCTTTAGTAGTAAAAGCATTATTAACAAATGATCTTAAATTAACAACCATAAGGCGACAACTGTCATACGGAGAAAGTATAATTTCGCCGCAGGGATTAGTTGAGGTGGAGCCAAAACCGTCGGCTTCATATATATCAGAAGGTGTATTCTTTCTTGCAGTATCCCAAAAAAGCAAACCAGGCTCAGCACAGTCATACGCAGATTCAATTATTTCATCCCAAAGCTCCTGAGATGAAACTTGCTCTATTATTTCTGGAGATTCTGAATCTACAGGGAACCTTAATTCAAATTTCTTATTGCTGTATACAGCAGATAAAAATTCATCAGAAAGCTTTATGGAAATATTAGCACCGGTAACTCTTTTTAAGTCTCTCTTTATTTTTATAAAATCTCTGATCTGGGGGTGGTGAACAGAAATAGTAAGCATAAGAGCTCCGCGACGACCACCCTGAGCTACCTCTCTACATGAATTAGAGAATCTGTCCATAAAAACTTCAATACCATCTGTTGTCCTTGCACAGTTTCCCGTTGATAATCCTTTGGGCCTAATGTTAGAACTATCAAAACCAACGCCACCTCGGCGCTTTGCTATTTGAACCAGCTCCTGATCTGTTTTTAAAATACCGCCGTAAGAATCATGCGGTGATTCGATAACAAAACAATTAGATATGGATTGAATTTGATACGGGTTTCCGATGCCTGACATCGGTGAACCCTGTGGTATTATATATTTGAAATCCTTGAATAAAGAAAAAATCTCATTCTCAGACATTGGATTAGGATACTTTTTTTCTATTCTAGCAAACTCCCGTGCCAGTCGCCTGTGCATATCGGTAGGCGTAGATTCTTTTACCTCACCGTCTTTTGATGTCAAGGCATATTTTGTAATAAAAACGCTAGCAGCAAGCTCATCGCCGCAGAAATACTCTATTGACTCTTTTTTTGCATAATCAAAGTTTTTCACCTTAAATGTGCTCCTTTAACTTACTTCCTATAATATACAAAACAAAATCAGTTATGTGAATTTATCTCGTTCCATTTTTTCTTAAGAAGTGTCTTCATAGTAGATTCATCTTGAGACACTGCTTCATTTAATGTTAACTCTTCCTCTCCGTATGCAATGACTCTAGATCTTGCTGTATCAAGCCTAATTGGAAATACAAGACCGTCTCTTCCAGCTCTATTTTTTGCAACAAAAAGTCTGCCGGTACCGGAAGCTTTTTCCATTGGCTTTCTAGAGATTGATATTACAACATCAGCGACCATGGCCTTGCCATAAGCTTCAGACATATTTTCAAGTCCGACGATATCTGACTTCGCAGAGTCTCTGTTTGCTTGACTTGCAGTCCATATAGGAATATTCATTTCCATGGCCATATTTCTTAGCTCTTCGTAAATTAGCTTTAACTCATGTCTAAGTGAATCATACTGTCTAGTAGACCGCATAATGTCTGCATAATCAACAATTATAACACTAGGTGCAAATGATTTGAGCATAAGCTTTTCCATATGATTTCTAAGTGTATTTATTGTTGCGCCGCCCGTTGGAAACTCTTTGATAATAAGTCTTCCAAGATCCATTTCTGAATATTTTTTTATTACTTCTTCTTTTCTATCTATGATATCAGAACTATCTATGTCACAAAGATTTGAATCATATCTTATTCCGACTGCTGTTTCTGAGAGTTCAAACGTATAGTGTAAGACATTTTTTCCTCGTCTGAGAGCTTCTGCACCGACACTTACTAGAAAGTGTGATTTTCCGACGCCGGTGTTTGCAGTTATAACACCTATCTCTCCTCGACCGAGGCCGCCTGCAAGTATATCTTTTCTATCTAGCTGCTCAATTCCTGTAGGACAAGCCTGCCTATTAACCCTTATAAACCTAGCATCAATATCTTCAAAGAAATCGTGGCCTGTAGAACTTGGCATTCCGACTGAGACTGCATTTTTCATAAGTGATACAACACTTTCAAATTTGTCAGTAGAAACAAGTTCAACAGCTTCTTCAAGTGCTTCTTTAAATGCCTGTCGACGGCAGAAGTCAAAAATCTTATCCTTGACATACTGCTGATCACCCATATCTGGATTACTTTTTACTCTATGCAAAAATTCAACAATCTGATCTCTTAGGACTGAATCCTGTCTTTCAGTTAAGTCGTCTCTTATAATAGTAATTAAAAGATTCAACGTGGGAAAGCAATGATACTTTTTATGATAGCTAAAATACTTTTCTGTAAGATAAGATAGATATTTTAATTCAAAATATTCTGAGTTCATTATTTCTATCATTTGGGCTGCCCAACTATGATCTGCTATTAAACCTTGGAATATTTTTTCCTGAAAATTTCGTCCATACTTTTTAAAGTGTGGGATTGCATTTATATCAAAATTTGCAACTTCTGGCATTTTTTATTTATCCTATTTTAAAATAAAGTTCAATGAAAAGAAAAGGTCGTCCATACTAAAGTGTGTAAGACCCTCCCTAGATAGTATTCTCATCATTCCTATCTTATCGCTACTCGGTATAAAAGTATCAGAAACGTAATTAATTTTGTCTATTTGTTTTGCGGCTAAATTTGCAGAATCAAGATACATTAGTCTCCAATTTTTTTTTACTATTTCTTTGTTACTTAAAATCTGATTGAAGATTTTAGCTTTACTGCTGTGCTGTCTTTGATGGCACATATTAATTATTTCGCTTACTGATATGAATTCCGAAGATTTTAATTCAGGAAACCTCTTTACCAGGGTCTTATAGCCTATACCTTTTACCCCTGGCAAACCATCAGATACATCTCCACAAAATGATCTAGCTGTACAAAAATTAACAGGATGTACACCAAATTTTAAAAAAACATCATCATAGGAAACGAAATCTTTCTTGGTAGGTGTATATACTTTTATATTATTTGACATTAGCTGATAGTAATCTTTGTCTGATGAGTATATTACACAGTTTTCTTTTCTATGTCTATACTTTGAAAGATACCCAATTACATCATCTGCCTCGCAGTCAGAAACGTATATTTGACATATTGGTAATCTTTTAATCATTTCAATTAAGAGGGATATTTGATAATTTCTATTTTCAACAGTGTTTGGAATGTCTTCGTAGAATCTATTTAGTTTTTGTGGCCTTCTATTATTTTTATAATTAGAAAAAATGTCTCGCCTTCTTAACGAGCCGCCGCCTTCCCAAACCACAACTACTTGACTCGGGTAAATAGAATCTATTACTTTCGTAATACCTTTTAAAAATCCGATGGCTCCGCCAACATGCTGGCCGTTTTTGTTCATTGTTGGATTGACTACAAAATGACGAATAAAAACGTTATATGCATCAACAAAAAGAATAGGTCTATCATTCACAGCTTAGTTTTCTATTTCCAAGAGAAGTGTTCTACTCTCTTCGTATGATTCTGGGTCGATATCGGGCACAGAGCCGAATGATTTTGTCATACATGCCTCTAGTATCGAATCAATGTAAATAGAATACTCTGGGCTATTCATGATTTCGTCAAATTTTGGTTTATGAAATTTCTTTTCAATGATAATTTCACCGGTTTTTTCGTCTGTTACTGTTAGCGATTTCCATGCACCGGTACCTGATAGAGCAATTTCTTTTCCATTTATAATTTCTGGACCGTGTTTTCTTAAAACGTCAAAGACTTGCTCGTGTTCTTTGATTCCTACACCAAAGTGAATCTCAAAGTTAATCTTTCTAAATGGTGGCGCAACCTTATTCTTAATAGTCTTGGCTGAAACGTGGATTCCAATAACATCATCACCATCTTTAATTTGCTGGCCTGCACCTAGTTTAATACGCGTTGAAGCATGAAAAGGTATTGCCTTTCCGCCCGGTGTAGTATCGGGATCGCCATACATAACACCAATCTTGGTTCGAATTTGATTGAGGATTACGAACAAGACATTCTGATTTGCTATGACACCTGTGATCTTTCTCATACCCTTAGAGATCGCCCGGGCTTGCAGGCCTATGGATTCCTTATCGTAGTCCCCGAGTAATTCTGCCTTTGGAGAAGATGCAGCAACAGAGTCCCAAATAATGGTTACAGGTATATCTTTGTTCATTGCCTTTGCCTTCATAATGGTGGCCTCAGCAATAGAAAGAACTTCCTCTGTACAGTGTGTATCAACATACACAAATCGGTCAGAAACGTCGACACCGAGCATGCCTAGATTTTCAACACTAGTAGCATTTTCTGTATCAATATACACTACAATCCCACCCATAGACTGTGTTGTTCTTGCAATCTGTGTTGCTATGTGTGATTTGCCAATAGACGGTGGGCCAAATATCTCTATAATTCTACCCTCTGGCAAGCCGCCATCCTTTCTATTAGAACAAATATAGTCGAGGAGTTTTGACCCTGTACTAATCCATCGCCTTACGTGTGTAGGAGATTCATCATAGGCTAAATTATATGCAACTCTTTCACCGAGATCTTTATTGAGAGATTTAATTAGCTCAGATGTAAAATCACTTGTTTCAACCTTTTTTCTTTTGGCCATTTGTACCCTCTTTATATGATTATCATATCATAAACTAGCAAATTGTTCAACGTGATACAAATCAGGCCCGCAAAATTACGGGCCTGATAAGAAATCCTAAATATCTTCTAGGTCTGCAAAGGCATCGTCGAGAGATTTGTACGTTGATGTAGTAGTCTCTTTTGTTGATGTTGTGTTAGAGCTGCTTGGCGTAGTGCTTGATCCGCCTCTTGTGGAGCCGAAGCTGCTACCAGCATCACCATCATCACCATTGAGCCAGTCATTTACAATCTTCTCAAGCTCTTCGTATGTCTTGCATGTAAACATATCATCAAGGTCTGGAATATTGCCCATCCATTCTGTAGCTAGTTCTGGGGTCTTTGCCAGGGGCGTTGAAGAACCTCTGGGTCGAACTTCAGTTGTCGCCCACATTCTTCCTGGCTGCTTCGTGCAAGTTACCTTGATATCTCGACCGGAAGTGGGATCTGTAATATCTCCATAGTCTTCATCAAGCATAAGATTTAAAAGTGACTGGTAGACCATTTTTCCAAAGGCCCACAAACGAACACCTTTATCTTCTTCTCCTCGAACAATAACCGGAGCATACGTTCGCATCTTCGGATAAAGCTTCTTAGCTAATTCATATGACTCCTTAGAGGAATCATCCCGAAGCTTGGTAATTAATTCCTGAATTGGGTCAGGATTTCCAAACTGGTAAGGAGCAAGAAGCCCGGGGTTATTACCAATATTATAATAAAAATACAGCTCTCTAAAAGGCTGTCCATCATTTTCTTGAAAAGAAATCAAACGAACATTGGCGTCCTCTCCTACTTGAGGTTTCCACATTACGTTGCTTCTTCTATTCTTTCCTGAAAGCTGATTAAGCTTATTTCTAATTGCATCAAACTCTATTGCCATTTTTAACTCCTTAATGTTTAATGGTTAATTTTTAGTTTCTCATCCATGGATATAAATCCATAATATAATAATATAGCTAGTAGCACTTAATGTTCAATTTTTTTAAGGTTTTGGTTTAAGCTCTGGGCCAACTGTTTTGTAATGTCTTGAATACATTTTCTTCATTCTTTGACTTGCAACGGGATCGTAATTAAGTGGTGCAGCATATCCAGCTACACCGCCAGATGATATCTCGTCTACATCTTCATCACAGTCTTCATCGTCGTCGTCGCAGCTGCTAAGCTCATCGGCTTCCATGAACTCTCTTAAGAGGTTTTTTAATTCTATAAAAGCCGTTGTACTTTCCTGATAGTATCCTGTATTCTGGACACGAGCTTGCTGCCAGGAGGGTGCTGGAGCACCTCCAACTTCTCCTGTCGGGCTTTTAAAGCTTCCAATCGATTCAATTCTTTTATCAAGCTCTTCCACAACATCAAAGGCCTGCTCAATTGAATCCTCACCGGG